TATCGTATGAGCTAGCTAATTTTATACTTAATTACTTTTTACTTAAAAGAGATGCAGTAAGTTACATGTATCAAAATAACATACACTCACAGTCCCCGATCCTTGGAACATGGACCGATCAACAAATACCAAATACTTATTCTTGTTATGGTGACTTTGTAATGGATACATTACTGGTTAAGATGTTGCCTGTTATGAAACAACACAGCGGACTAGATCTATGTCCTACTTATTCCTACGCTAGAGCATATAAAAAAGGTGATGAACTTAAAAGACATAAGGATAGACCTAGTTGTGAGATATCATGCACACTTAATTTAGGTGGTGACCCTTGGCCTATATTTATAGATGGCACAGGAGCAGATAATGTTATTGATGAATACAAAAATATACATAAACCTAACGCTCCGGCAGGCACTAAAGTCTTGCTTGAAGTAGGAGATATGTTAGTATATAGTGGCTGTGAACTCGAACATTGGCGAGAGCCTTTTGACGGGAACATTTGCGGTCAAGTATTTCTACATTATAATCATGTAAATGGCCCATTTGCTAGTAAAAACAAGTTTGATGGAAGAGCTAAGTTAGGTCTACCGTCAGGTGTAAAATAGTATTATAATGAGGTTATATGTTACAAAAACTAGGATTCCTACCAGGGTTTAATAAACAAGTTACATCTACAGGTGCTGAATCACAATGGACTGATGGAGAAAATGTTCGTTTTAGATATGGTACACCTGAAAAGATAGGTGGCTGGAACCAATTAGGACAAGATAAATTAACAGGTGCTACAAGAGGTTTGCATCATTTTGTTAACAAAGACTCTACAAAATTTTCAGCTATAGGAACTAACAGGATTTTATATGTTTATTCTGGAGGTGTGTATTATGACATACACCCTTTAGTTAATCCATCAGGTACAACTTTATCAAATTGTTTTACAACTACTAACGGATCAAACACAGTTACAATTACATTTCCTTCAGCGCATAGTTTTAAAGCAGGGGATATTATATTATTTAGTGATTTTTCAACTGCTACTAATTCTAATTATGTAGCAGCAGATTTTGATGATTTAAAATATATGGTAACTAGTGTTCCAACAGACACTACTATTACTATTACAATGGATAATAATGAAACAGGATCCGGTGCTACTACATCTGGAAGTGTTAAATTTTTTCAATACTATCATGTAGGACCAGCGGAACAACTTGGTGCGTTTGGTTGGGGTATTGCATTGTGGGGTGGTAATTTATTAGGAGCGTTAACCAATACTTTAAATGGTGCTATTTCTTCTACGTCAGGCGGAAACAATGGTTCTGCTACAGAAATTACATTAACTAATGCAACAGGTTTTCCAACTACAGGTACAAACCATGTTACGATAGGGACAGAAGAAATATCATACACAGGTGTTTCAGGAAATAAACTTACAGGTATAGGAAGAGGAGCAAGAGGATCAACAGCAACAACTCATTCTAATGGTGCAACAGTAACTAACTCATCTAGTTTTACTGGATGGGGTTCAGCTGCAGCCAATACCGACCAAGTAATTGATCCTGGTCTATGGTCTTTGGACAATTTAGGAAGCACATTAATTGCATTGATACATAACGGAGAATGTTTTGAATGGGATGGTGATGCAACAAATGCAACAGCAACAAGAGCAACTATTATAACTGGTGCTCCAACAGCGTCACGTGACATGCTAGTATCTACTCCCGATCGTCACTTAGTATTTTTTGGAACAGAAACAACTATTGGAACTAAGACTTCACAAGATGATATGTTTATAAGATTTTCTTCTCAAGAAAATATTAACGACTACGCACCTACCGCAGAAAATAGTGCTGGTACACAAAGATTGGCCGCCGGATCACGGATTATGGGTGCTAAACTTGGTAGAAATGCAATTTATGTTTGGACCGATACAGCATTATTTACTATGAGATTTGTTGGAACTCCGTTTACATTTGCTTTTGAACAAGTAGGTACTAACTGTGGATTAATAGGACAGAATGCAGCTGTTGAAGTTGATGGTGCTGCGTATTGGATGTCTGATAATGGTTTCTTTAGGTATACTGGTAAACTAGAATCTATGGACTGTTTAGTTGAAGACTATGTTTATGATGATCTTAACACTACATCTAATCAATTAGTTTATTGTGGAATTAATAACTTGTTTGGTGAAATTACTTGGTTCTATCCAACAGCAGCATCTAACAATGTTAACAGAGCAGTTACATATAGTTATCTAGATTCAACTGCTAAACGACCTATATGGTTTACAAATGCAAGTGGTTTATTTCCTAGAACAACTTGGGAAGACTCTGCAGTATTTGGTTTACCTCATGCAACTAAATACAATGCCGGCGATGATGCATGTTTTGATGTAAAAGGTAACACAGACGGTACAACAATATACTTTGAACATGAAATAGGGGTTAACCAACAAGAAGCAGCAACAGGAGCTGTTGCAATTCCAGCAAATATTACATCCGGTGATTATGATATTACGCAAAAAGTTGTAAGAGGAGCCGCTACAAACATGGCTGACCTTAGAGGTGATGGTGAAAATATTATGAGAGTTAGTAGAATTATTCCTGATTTTATAGCACAACAAGGAAATGCTATTATACAACTAGATTTAAGAAACTATTCTAATAACACAGCATCAAGCTCATCATTAGGTCCATTTACTGTAACAAGCACAACAGATAAGGTAGACACACGTGCAAGAGCAAGAGCTATAGCTCTTACAATATCTAACACAGCAGTGGATAGTAGTTGGAAACTAGGGACTTTTAGGTTAGATATACATGCTGGAGGAAGAAGATAATGGCTAAAATAGTACAATCGTTAACTAGAGCAAGCTCAGAATATGAAGAAGACGTAGCACAATCTTTAGTTAGAGACTTAGATGCAGTTCTTGAAAAACTTAACACAACATTTCAAGAAGAATTAAAACAGGAGATAGAAGCTAGAAGTTTCTTTTTAGATTAATGGCAGTAGTAAACCAATATAAATTTGCAGGTATAGATAACAACACAAGTGGTAGTGCACTTACACCATTAGGTGCTGGTATTCCTGCGGTTAATGAAACGATAGTTATTAAATCTATACTTGTTACATCAGCTGGTACACCAAGTGTTACGGTTCTTAATAATAGTATTACAGCTATTAAATCAGTGCCATTAACAGCTAATCAAACCAAAGAATTGTTAACACAACCGCTAATAGTAGAAGGTGGTAAAACTTTTACAATACAATCAAGCACAACAGACTCGTTTGATGTAGCTATTAGCTATCTAAACATCAAAAAAGAGGTAACAACATAATGAAAGTATATAACGCTAAAGTAGAAGAAACTTACAGACACAAAGAAACTGGAGAAATTTTTAAGGAAAGAAAAGACTGGGAAGCTAAGGGTTATAAGAATGAGGACATGGCACAAGACGTAAAAGTAATTATGCCGACTCTTGATTTAGTAGGAAAAACAAAGTAAAAGGAGATACTATGGAAGAAAAAATTTCAATGAACGAATCGATACAAGCTGGAGCACCAGACATTAAATACAGTCGAGGTGATATCAGAATGGGTGGTGGCGAAGATCAACAAGGCATGGAAATTGCGGCAGAAATATGGTCACAAATGGAACCAGAACAAAAAGTTCAGTTTGCTAGCTTTGAAGCATTTTTTCAAAGTGGTATCTGGAAACAAATTTTACAACAGTTGCAACAAGATCAATCAGGAATCCAATCTCAAGCTCCAGAAATGATGATGAGTGAGAATGTTAACATGCAGGAACAAATGCCTGGTGGCGGAATAGCTGATGTTGACATGAGAGAAAAAGTTGCAATGGCAGCCAACGGTGGTTTGATGGGTCTCTATAACAGAGGGATGTAGTCATGGCTAAAGTAGCTATACAAGGTGGTG